CCAAGTCATCCTCTGACTTCACGCCCCACGAATGACCTCCAACAGTTATCTCACTATCTGCGATTTTCCAATTTTCAACATCTCCACTTGGTACTTCGAATGTATGCAACAGAGTAGAATCTGATTGAAAAATATTAACTATTGCTGGGTTTGCTGGTCCGCTACATGGTAATGCTGGAATTTTCAAAACACCACTCTCAATGGTTAAATCCACCAAATCATCATTGTTGTCAACAATTTTCACATTGAAAACATCTGGTGCAAATAAATCGATATATGCTGATCCATTCACTGTAAGCTTTACCAATTTAGGATTAATAACAGGAACATACCCACCACTATCCAAAGCATCACCACTCGTTACAATTACATGCTTCAATCCTTCAAAATAATCAACTATCGCCTTATTGACAACATAAGGAATTTCTATGATCTCATCAATCAACAACACATCGTTCAACTTCCCATTATGCAACAAAATATCCATAACGCTATCCACACTCCCAGTATACTGGAGAGCAATATCAAAAATCGTTTGATTGTCCTGAACTTTAATCTTAGTCATAACTTGCTGTTATTTCAATGTCTTCAATGGTTTTAACGGCAACTTTCACCTTCTTTCCTCCATCAGCTTCAATTTGGAGTTTGATTTCTCTCTCCAACTTCTCACGCACTCTGGAATCTATCGGAGCACGCAAATATGCAGAGATGCCAATCCCTAAAACAGGGTTTTGCGTATATTCTCCTTTATGAGCAATAAGCAAATCTTCGACATGTTGTTGGTCTGAATGGCCAACAACAAAATCTCCGTTTTCTATCTGCAGATCACCGTCTTTTAATATAAAGTCCTTAGCCATGTTTAATATTTTCGTTTTCTATTCCTGTTCCGTCTCCAAAATCTAATGACGCCAATGCTCCATTTAATGCAGTTTGAAACGCACTCGGTGCTCCATTGCCGGGTTCAGGAATTGGAGTTGATAAAACTGTTTTCAAGGCATCAATAAACGCCTTGTTCGTTGCCATGATTTGTTGAAGCTCTTCCGCTTTTACAATCGAATATGTATCTCCATTAAACTCTATTTTATCGGCGTTTAATTGGTATTTAACTATCTCATCAAATTGCAATACAACCAACGCTTCTTTCTTATTCTCAATCTTGGCCAACAACACTTGAGTTCCTATTTTAGGCTCAACGAGTATTCCTGTCACATTTGTATTGATCACAGATTTTACACGAATACCGTCCAATTCTAATCCATCAACTTTACATGTCAAAGTCCAGTCGTTTGCATCAAATGCAGTCACAACTCCTGTGAAGATTTCCGCTCCTAGAAAAGGCTGGATGATTCTTAAAACTGCGTCCTGTAAATTCATGTTCTTGCTCCTAATTTAATTCCCTGTTGGTGTCCGTTAACTCCAACTGTATAATTAACTTCGTCTATCCAGTAGCTTCCAACTTTGTCACTGTCTTCATTATCTTGGATAGTTAGAATGTCTCCTTGTTTTACGAATGGCTCACCAAATAGCGTTAAACCACCTCTCCAACCATCATAGATTAGTCTCTTCGCTTCCTCTTCTGTAAGTGCTTTTAATTGGCTTACTGGAATATTATAAAAATTCAAAGTATTTGAATCCCCGTCAGGGTCACCAATCTCAACTTCGTGCTTCTGGCCATCTGCCATGTTAGAAATTCCAATAACCTTAACTTTCACATCATCGGCAGATTTGTATTCTAAATCATCTTCCTTCACCGTTTCATTCAAAACAACAAAGTGCTTCGTTGCGAATTCAGGATCATATTGCTTTCCGACTGTTACTTTTCCATCACGAATGAAAGACCTCAATCCAAAGTCTGATTTGATCTGATCTAACAGTTTAGCGGCGGAAATATTCGAAGCGATAAACCTTGGCAAATCAACCTCAAAAGAATCGATTTCGAAATCTGGAAGATTTCTCTGTAGGAACGAAAGAATCGTTTCGTTTCTAGCAACGTCGTTTACTTGAATTTGCTTTAATTTCCACATCAAATCTTCACATTCAATCTCAATTGGAATAGTTGGTTTAACTCCCGTTACAAATCCTGCGAATGCTAAATGCATGTTTGGTTCATATCCATAACTTATAGTTACAGCATCACCTTTCTTGATGAGATCCTTTAATTTGTTTTTGTCAAGCTTGAGATTAGCCGGTAATTTAATTACTGCAGTATCTGTCAAAGATTCCCAACCGCTTGTGATCTCAGCTTCGTGAACGTAGTCGAAATCGAAATTTCCAATGGTGATATGTGTCTGCGTTACCTTCATTGCGTTAATGCTGATAATTCGTTAACATTTAATTCTAATGGAATATCACTTTTGGCAGTGAAAGAATATGCCTGGCAATTAATATATGGTGTTTTCGCCATCGTAGGTTGCATTATAACGATTTCGTAAACCCCAATTGCATTCAACACTTCGTGCGTAACTCTCAATGTTGATTTCAATTTGAACATTGACCACAAATCAACGACCTGTTGAAGTGGATATCCATATTCGGAATTAACTAAAACACCATTGCAAGAGATTTCAACATCTCCGTTGTTGATGAATTCTTTCACAGAACTATCACGGCCATCAATGATAGTTTCAACAATATTTCTTGGCATTGTGAAATCAATCACGGCCGATTCTAGCAAAATATCATCAACTCCATCAGCTGAAAGTGTCATTGGTTGAAAGAGGGGAGCACCTGCAAGATTGGAAGATTCGCCATAATCCTTTTTGTTAATTTCAGCAATTGAATCATAACCATTAACTATGTCCGTAACTTCTTTTAAAGCCGTATTATACTCAATTCGATTAGCAGCTTGCATCAATGCGCTTAATGCATAAGCTGCTTCAGGTCGGTAATTCATTCCTCCACCGATCTTTGCAATTAACTCTGGTATGTTATAATTCTTAACTATCATTACATTGCTACTTCAAAATCACGTACAGCGGCAACCATTGCCTCTGTTACTTGTTGTTTAATTCTTCCTGTTCCTTCGCTTAAATTAGTTGTGCTTAAAGTTATATTCTTCACAAGATTCTCAATTCGCACATTAATCGTTTTCATTTCACCTCCTGAACCTTGAATTACTTTGTCTCGGTTGGGAATTGATGCACCACCTCCCGTTACTGGATCAGTATTTACGCTATTGTTATCAGTAAAAGATTGTTTATTCTTAGAAGAAGAAACTAAACCAGCATCTTCATAAGCTTTATCGGCTTTCATACTTTCTTGAAGAGCCATGTTAGACTCCTTAGCTGCTTCATTTACCTGAACATTTTTAACATCATCTGAAGAAATAACACCAAGTGAATTTAAAGAAATCAGCATTTCATACCATCCTGGTGCTTTTTGCTCCGCTTGAACTTGCTCCTTCAACTTCTCCTTGTAAATCTCTGCAGCTACTTCTTTTCTCGCCCGAAGCATTGCATTGTCAGCAATCTTACCTTGAATTTCGTCAATCTTTTCGTTGGTTAACTGCTCCTCCGTGTACATCTTAAGCAAGTCAGGATATTCTTTTTTTAAGTCCTCAATTGCTTTCCTACGCTCATCAGTTCCCTCTTTAGCTGCTTTAATTCTATTGGTAAGAATAGTTGTTTCAGCAATTTCTTCAGAAGCTATATCAACAGCTCTTTCATGAACTGCGTTTGCTGCTTTCTGTGCGTTTGTGCCACTGCTAACGTAATTAGATAGTGCATAAATACCTGCCCCCAACGCTACAACTCCTGCAATCAACAACCCAATAGGATTAGCAGTCATTGCGGCATTCCATAACCACTGTGCTGCAGTAACTGCTTTTGTGGCAACTGATGCAATGATCTTTGATTTCCCTAAATACTTCACTCCCGAAGCTGCGGCACTTGCAATTGGCACGAATGCAGACATCTGACGTGCAACATCTGATATTGGCTCTAAGTATGCAAACACTCCTCCTGTTGCTTGGAATACTGAAACTTTGAAATCATCAATGGAGGCCATCATGCGGGCTTGCTTTTCGGCTCCCGTGTCCATCATAACCTCCGCCTGCTCCATTGCTGTATTTGTACCAGTAATTGCAACAGTCATTTCTTCTTGCTGGTCAATTGACTGAATCAAAGATTGTGCGGCTCCTTGTGTTTCACGTCCGAATAACTTAGACATTAATGCAGCATCTCCCGACACACTTTCCAAATTTCTTAATCTGTCCGTGAATGAAAGTGATTTATCTGAAAGTGCGTCAACATTTACTCCTGCAGCCGCTAATTCTTCCTGAACATCTTTTGGAAGGAAACGACCTTGGTTAAGTGTTGCAAGTACATTTCGCAAAGCAATACCACCTTCAGCACCTTTCTTTCCAGCTTTGTCAAGTAGTTGAATAGAAGACAACATTTCTTCAAATTTCACATTAGACCTCATTGCATCTCCACCGACATTCTTAACTGCAGCTTGCAAAACTGGCAACTCTGATGATCCTTCTTTGGCTGAGGCGGCCATTGAATTCATCATTTCCGTCATCACCTTATTTGCTCCTGCTGCATCCGTAAGGTCAACTTTATATTGGTTCATTGCAGTTGTAAGAACATTCGTTGCTCCAACTACATCACCACCCATTGTCTTGGCTAACTTCTCAGAATTCTTAGCCATCAAATCAAGCGTCTCAGGATGATCTGCAAGTACAGGGCCTAATTGCGAAAGGATTAATTTGAAAGTATCAACAGATTTCGCTGCATCTCCTCCAAATATTTTCGCATTTGCTCGTGCTTTTTCTCCGAGTTCATCTAATTTATCGCCTGTTAATCCTGTAATAGCAGATAAATCCGCCATTGATGTTTCAAAATTTAGTCCTGGTCCTGCTATTTCTGAAAGTGCTCTTGTGGTGTTCTCTAAACCTTGCGTTATGCTTACAAATGAGATGTTCGCAATATGTTTTTGCATATTGGAAAACGAAGATTTTGAGGTCTTTTGAATCTCACTAACATCTCCCTTTAGCTTTCCTGTATCCTTGCGAATATCAGAGATTGCCTTGAAGATGTTACCTTCTACATCAATTGTAAATTTAGCATCGCTCATTTCTTATTTTGCTCCTTTCGCTTTTAAAACTGTTGTGTATGCCTCCAATGCTCCATCTCGCACGGCGGCTTTTTGTTCTGAATAATTGTGATGGTTCAACCACAATGCATCAGCGGCTAAGATTGAAAACTCTTCCTCTGAGAGGGTTTTGGGGTCAATTTGAAAGTGTGACCGAATCAAGACGCCGAGCTTCCTGATATCTGCCTTACCCTCTTCATGGGGTATAGATGAAGAGTTTATCCGTTTTTTAAGACACCAGTCAGAACTCTAAATGACTTAGCGATTCCTCTTGCCAATGCAAATTTGAATTCATCATCTTTGGTGAATACATCCGAACCACCTAAATGACAATTGTCGTAACAATATAGATTATTTGCGACTGCATCATTCGGGTGCAATTGCTCAGCTGCTTGAACGATTTCTAAACTTGGCTTTTGAAAATAACCGATATGAACTTCCTCTCCATCAGGAACATCAAACCTCTTAAATCTAGTTCCATGCTCTTTTCTCCATTTGTTTAGTTGAACCTCTGTCGCTTCTCCAATGAATACCAATTTCACTTCTTTCTTCTTTACTAATTCTTTTGCCATAGTTGCATTTATTGAATCAAAGCACCCCGTTGATAGGGATGCTTCTAGTTTATTTTAATTTTGATTATATTACGTTGTAATCAATGTGAGACGTGATTAACTCGTGTGAATGCATCATCTCTGTATCTCCTTGAGAAACATCAATCCCGTTGCTTTTGAATTGACAGTTACGAATAATGTCTGTTCTTAAAAGCTGTTGATTCTTTGGTTGAAAAGTTACCACAATATCAAAAGGTGGAATGTCCTGAAGATTTTGACCTGGTGCTAAAGAATTCATAATTGCTCTTGTTTCAAATTCAAGAAGATCAATTGATGCCGTAGGATCAACATTCCCATCACCTCTTGCAATTGGATGATTTCCTGCACCTCGAATGTGCTCTTTTGCCTGAGCGTCTGCATAAGTGATCTTTTTTATTCCAGATACAGTTCTCGATAAAAGATTTACTTTGATCGATCCCCAGCTTGGCTGTACGCCGTTAATAAATGGTTGTGCCATTGTGAATGTTTTAATTTGGGTTAATAAATCCGATGTTAGCCACTATTTCTCTCGCTTTACCGAAAGGAACTAATGACAACTGGGTGTCGATGATTGATGTTGCAAGAACATCTTGAGCAGGATCAATGTAGAATTTGAAACCTGACAATTCGCCTGGCATCTGTTCAGTAATTGCTTTGTCCACTTTCGCTTTCATTGCCATTACGAAAGTTGCATCCAATTCTCCACTCGTTGGATCAACTGCAACTGGCCCACCAAGATCAGGTAGCAATGTTGCTCTTACGATTCTAGTCGCTTTGTTAATAGTACGTACACTTTCTATGTATGCAAAGTCATCTGTTGCCGCTGTACATGTATGCGTGTCGTTGAAGTAAACTCCTGCGATTCCTACATGCTTTCTAAAGAATATTGCACCTCCAGTATTCGCTGCTTCCAATTTTGAATTGGTAATTGCGGACATTTTCTGATTGCTTATTGAACCAATGCTCAATGTTCCTCCTTGCATGTTAAAATCTTGCACATAGTCAATTCCTACATGAACTTGCGCTTTTGAAATTGCTCCTAAAGCTGTTCCAATTGCTGCGTATGTTTCAAAGGCAGTGTCTTGACTTGCAACTGCGAAATCTTGACCAACCATCACTGCAACATTCTCAGCGTTTAAATCTCTGAAATCATCTGGAGTGTCGATATCATATCCTTTTCCTTCCAATACAATTAACACAGGCTTGTGACCAATGTACAACGCTGCTGCTTGTATTTGTGCCTCTGCAACTGCCGCCAATAGATCAGTTGTATCTGTAACCGCAACCGTTGGGTTGTAGGTAACTGCAATTTGGTTCAGCTTTCCATCTGCTCCATCTTGAAGCGTTGGTGCTTTCTTCACACAATCAACATAAGTAGTTGCTTGTGCTACCAATAGAATATGAAGCTCACCGTTTGGATTAACACGGAAGAATTCTTTGATGTGCTCGTACACCAAAACAGTATTGGTTGTGTCGTAAGCTGCATCAAGTTTCAAAACTTCCGCTTCTTTTACACTTGTTAACATATACACAATGTCTAATTGTGCACCGCCAACAACAGTAACTCCATTAGCGATTAAACCGCTAATCATGTCCGTAGATGGTTCTCGTCTTCCAAGACCTCCACGGACTTTAATGATTTTTACATCGTTCAATGACATAACTTATGAATTTGTTGGTTTATGCTCATCTGAATCGTCAGCGTCTGCATCTTCTGAATCTTCCTCACCTTCCTCTCCAGCGTTTAAATTGTCAGGATTAAAAGGAGTGTCTAGGAACGTTTGAATTGTCTCAGCAATTACTGGATTTGTTGCCTCTTCATCAATTGTGATTTCATTCTCTTTTGCGAATTCAATCAATTGAGATTTGTTCATTCTCTTGAGATTCGGAGCTTCAATCTCTGAAACATCAGAAGTTTCTTTTGAAGCTTCAGTTGCTGAAGCTTTAGGATCTTCTTTTGAAGGATCAACCTTTTTCTTTTCAGATAAATCAGAATTCTGAATGGTTTCTAATTTCAAGCCGTTGTCATCTGCATGGCGTTTCGCCCAAATCTCTGCTTTCTTTTCGAAAATCTGACCATCTGACGTGATCACACACTCCTCTGATTCTTTATAATTTTTGAAAAAATCTTCTAACTCTTTTTTATACTTCGTTACCATAATTTTGATTTTAGAATAATAAATACTATGATGAAAATCAGCAGACCAGATAAGATTAGAATAGCTGTCCAATTTTGTTTGATTACCACCTCCTTGATGGCTTCCTGCTGAATTACTTCTTTATTTGTTTTTTGATTTTGATACCATTTCTCCATTGAACTTATGACAAGCTTCTCAACTCGTTCACAAATACACTCTGCCGTAATAGTACTATCTCGATACTTAATGATAGTTTTAACACCATTTGAAGAATTGGATATTTCGCCTTTTTCGATGAGTTCTTGAAGCATTGCTTCAAGCTTGTTGTTGCGCTCTTCAAATACAGCTGTATCAAGTTTTACAACTTTCGTGTATGAAATTGAATCCCGATGATCAAGCGTTGTCTCCTTCGTCTTCTCAATGCTTTTTGAAAGCTTGCAAGAGGAAATTGACAACGCCGCAATCATGGCAACTATGAACATTAAATATCTCATCCTATTTTTTTACTTAATTTCTCAAGCTGTCTTGAGAGTTGTTTGATTTTGAACTCCTGCTTATCCTGAACATGATACATTTCTCGCAATTTCACACGACAATCAGATTCTTTTTTGTCAGAGCTTTCACGCTCTTTGGTCAGGTAATCCAATAGACCTTGCGAACTTGCAAGAAGCTTCTCAGCTCCTTCAGCGAGTACTTGCGTGTCTCCACGTTTCGACTTCTGTTTCCCGCCAAGCATCCATCCTGCAGCTGTTGTTACAGCACCAATGACTCCCACGATTATTTCGTTCTCGTAATTCATCTCATCTCTAAGTATTGATTGAGAGTTTCAGCGAGCAACACTCCAGTTTGACATTGAAAATCTGAATTTCTCAAAGTGCGTACACCTTCATCGTTGGTGTGAAATTCTAATTCAATAAGAATAGCAGGGCACACTGTATCTCGCACAACTGCGAAGTTGGCTTCCTTCCCAAGGTATCCATCGCTCAAATCTGTGCGTAATGGAATTTTTGGAAAATTATTTTTGAAACCTTTCAACCACAGATCGGCAATTATGTCCGCTTCTGTATTTCCGTAGAAAGTAAATGCTTCATGACCTCTCGCACTGGAAGATTTAGCACCATTAGAATGTATAGAGAATAGAATTGCATCCCTATTTCGAGAAAGCTCGTTTGCTCTCTTCACACGATCATTGAGCGAGATGTCTTTCCATTCTGATGGGCACACAGTAAACTCAACTTCATAACCGTAAATTCTGAGAGTTTCAGCCCATTCACGAGCGAAAACTCTATTCCCAACTCCTTCGTAATAAAACGAGCCATCTACCTCTATGCGAGAAGCGTTGCTTGGATTAATAGCTCTACCAGTTGAAGGATCAAACGTCCCGTGTCCTGCGTCTATTATAATCAATGGCTTTTTCATGGCTCGTTCTTCTCTCTCTGGGTTGGGTTATAATACTATACTGCTGGCGAATAGATCGCTGCAATTCCTTTCCCTCTGATAGGCTTAGATAAACCTCTCATTTGGAATCCGACTTTATCACCACGTACATCTACATCTCGTAGGTTTGCAAATAAATCCAGAGTTCCTTGCGCTCGCATCACTTCATTCTTATGGAATGCGAAAGAAGCTCTCACATCAGTTGAAGCTGCAGCAGCTGCTTGCCAAGCAACCTTAGCGTCAGTAGTCTTATTATATCTCGGAAGTCTTTTGTCTGCTAAGAAGTATAACTTGAATCCTAACAACATGCGCTTATCAAGTACTTTGTTAAATCTGTCTACATCTTCATTTTCCAAATCTTCTTGATGCTGGCTTGAAAGAATCAATATTCTACCCTCTTCAGGAATCTCTGAATTATTGAATGCAGTTCTCAATTTTACGATGTCAGCATACAACAGTCGTTTATTTCCATTTCCGTTATTTCCACCAGTAGTTTTGATTATTGGCGTGTTTGCCGTATTTGTAGCAGGCACTAAATTAAACGCTGCACGTTCCATGAAGAACATTCTTAAGGAATTCTTATGGCCATCTGCAATAGATTTCATTTTATCATAAGCTAATTCTGCTTTTTCCATTGCTGTCAATAAAGTTGTCTCCGTGTCATAGGTCTCTAAAGCCAAAGCAATAGCTGTATCAGTTCTTTCAGCTACAGCAATGGGATAACTTGTGTTATTAAGCAATACTGCAGGGTCATCTCCCGCCTCTGCGAGGTTAATTGTGTTATTGTCCACAAATGGCGACATATCACGCATTTCACTCAAGAACATGTCATCAGCATAGAAATCTTCAATGATTTCATCTAACCAAACTTCCTTATTCAATCCTGCATAAGCAGCACCTTTAATTGTTGGGGTAAGAGCCGATAAGGCTATTAGTCCAGCACCTGCTGCTAGAACTGGGAGACCTGTTAATAAGGTCACTGTGAACGCCATTAAGGCGATCGGAATAAATCCAAATATCTTTTTCATCACTTATTAATTTGAGTTTTTAACAACTTGAGCGTAACGGTCAGGATCATTGTCCTTCATCGCTAACAGCCCTGAATAATCTTTCTTTTTCCAATCACGGAATGACCATGCGTCACGGCCATCAGCGTTTGGTATTGTTGGCTTTCCACCTCCTGCAATTGCAGTTAGGTTTTCTTTGCCTGGCATACCATCAATTGTCTCAGTAGCCAATTGAATGTCATACTCAGCCAACTTTGTGATGCGCTCTTCATTCTTAGCGGTCACTTTGCCTGATTTCTTTCCTGATGCAATTAAATCTGTAACTGCTTTCTGTTGCGCATCTTTCTGCGCTTTCTCCATGCTTGTGACCTTCGCCTCTAACACTTCGTTTCTAGCAATAACAATTTCAACGGCAGCAGTAATTTGATCGTCTTTTGCCTCGGATTCTAATCCAAGAGCGACAATCGTCTTTGCGTTTAACTTCATGTTATTTGTTTTGGGGGTATTACTATTTTGGGGCTTCTCCTCTGCTTGGAAGAAACGTGATTTTAGGTCTTCGTCTGATGCGAAGTTTTCCATACATGCGGCAATATTTGCCATGTCATGGTAGGCGTTGATATCTTCATCAGAAAGTGTAGGATCAACAACTTCATCAACGATGTTGTCCGTTAACGCCATATCTGAAGAAAACCAATTATCTCCTTCTAACCATGCTTTCAAATCTTCCTCTGTCTTGGACGTTCGTTTCATATAGTATGCTGTGAATTGAGATTCTAAAATTCTGAGCACCTTTGCGTACTTCTCCATTTCAATGGCTGTACCTTCAACTGATCCAGATGGTGCGTGAATCATGATCCAACCATTATCTGCAATCTTGATTTTGTTAGCGGCCAACATTATAATAGTCGCCATACTTGCAGCAATGCCATCTATCACAATTGTTAAGTCACCTTTAAATGCTCTTAAAGTGTTATAGATTAGATTTCCATCGAACACTGAGCCTCCTGGTGAATGCATGTGAATAGTTGCGGATTTCCTGCCTTTCAAAAAAGCAGAAAGTTGACTAGTGATGTACTGGCCATCTCCACCCCATATTCTTCCATATAATTTTGCGGTGTCTCCGCTTGAATTGAATATCATATTTCCATTTCGTTTGAGACAAATTTGGGGGCTTTTTTATCATTAAAAAAACGGCAAAAAAACAACGGTAAACCCACTGTAGCATATTGGTTTCAGCCGAATACCATTATAAATAAGATGCTTTTTTATAGGTCATTTAATAACGAATTTTGGACTTATGAAGATGGCTGAAAAGAAACAACTCGCACAGAGTTTATATGTGAAATCGGATTTTACACGAAAGCAAATTGCAGAGCAGGTTGGGGTTACGGAGAAAACCTTGAGGGGTTGGATAACTGATGGAGAGTGGGATACAATGAAGGATGCGCTTCAAGTAACTCGTCCGCAATTATTGATTGAAGCTTATTCTCAATTAAAAGCCGTTAACACAAAGATTCGTGATGATTTTGGAAACGTGCCTAACAAAGAATTGAGCGATGCTAAAGGTGTATTGCGTAAGGAAATAGAGATTCTATCTAACCAACCAATTCACAAATACATTGAAGTATTTGAAGACTTTATTCAATTCTTATCTAAGAACGATCCAAAGGAGCTTTCAAAATGGGCATCCTTGTCTCAGCTGTTTATTAACGAAATTGTAAAAGAGCGATAAATGGCAGGACCACACATACAGAAAGACAAGCAAGCTCAGAAAAGATACGAAGAACTTTGTAGAAGGATTTCTGAAAGTACAGGGTTTGATCACTTTGAAAGCATTCAGAATAAAGCGGAGAGAATCAAAGGATTTAAGGGTGATTTTAAGCGATTTGTTGAATATTACTTTCCACACTATGGCGATTCTGAAACCCCTGAATTTCACGTGCGCATTGCTAGACGAGTAAAAAGGTCTAAGACTTACAAAGCTTGGTTGAAGTGGGCACGTGGACATGCGAAATCTGTAGTGGCTACTGTACTACTGCCATTATGGTTGTGGATTAATGATGACATTAAATTCTTAGTTGTAATTGGACAAAACGAAGACAAGGCAAAGATACTCCTTGGAGATTTACAAGCTGAATTTGAGAACAATCAAAGGATAATTAATGACTTTGGAAAACAACAACAACTCGGAAGTTGGGAAGATGGATTTTTCACAACTAAATCAGGATTCAAAGCCAAAGCACTTGGAATGGGTCAAGAACCTCGTGGATTACGTGTTGGTGCTGATAGGCCTGATATGATTGTTGCAGATGATTGGGAAACCAAAGACACCGCTAAGAATGCAGCGAGACAGAAAGAGTATGCTGAATGGTTCTTGCGTTCTGTTATTCCTACAATGGATGATAAGAATAGACGTGTGTTGATTGCTCAAAACAAGTTTCATCCTCAAATGATATTTGACCTTGTTGTTGATGGCAACGATGAATGGAAAGAAGACAGAGTTGATGCTTATGATGCTGTAACCTACGAACCAATTTGGAAAGATAAGTATGATCCTGAATTCTTCAAACTGCAGGAGAAAACAATGGGAACTATTCGAGCGTTGGCAGAATACAACAACACACCGCACATTGAAGGTACAATGTTTAAGGACGAATATATTCAATTTGCGAAGATTCCACGCATAGATCACTTTGATGCTATTTTAGGCACTTGGGATGTTGCTTATGGCGGAACGAAAACAAGTGATTTCAATGCCATCCGTATTTGGGGCTTGAAAGACAATGTGAAGTACCTGATTGATTGCTATGTGAAGCAATCTGTAGTTCGTGAAGCTGTGCAATGGATTAAGGATTTCCAGTCGAGACTTCCACGAGGTGTGAAAGTTCAAGTTGGGTTTGAAGCACAATTTTGGAACGAGGCAATATTTGACGCCATTCAAGAAGTTGAAAAGGAGGCAGGTTTCCGTTTGAATCTAATTAAAATGGAGCGCAGACGAGGCAATAAGTATGATGCTATGTGTGAGATGCTTCCCGATTATCAAAACGGAAGAGTATTCTACAACCGACAATTGAAAGGGCACAACGACACGCAGACAGGAATTGCACAATTGAAAGGAATTGAGCCGGGTTACAAATCAAAAGACGATGCTCCAGATGCAGACAAATATGCTTTCGATGAATTGGACAGATACAAAGGATCTTCTTTTCATTCGGGTGGAAGATTAGGAGGATCACGTACATCACGTAAATACTAAATATTATGATATTAACATTAGGAGATTACTCCAAAATCATTGACAGCGAAGAGTTGGAAGATGTTGTTGGTGATTTAAGTATGGCAGGTTGGGAATTGCTTCAAGATTTGGAAGGTGATGCAATTGACGAAATGAAAGGTTACTTGGCGGTCCGTTACGATGCAGAGAAGTCTCTTGACGACGCAGAGAATGCTAGTATCGGAGTTCTTAAGAGAAAGCTTGTCGATATGATTCTCTATGATGCATTTGCGCTTATTGTTCCAAATAACATTCCTGAGCTTCGCACAACTCGTAGAGACAATGCAATTGAATATCTTGAGAAGATTGCAGACGGTTTTATTAATCCAGCATTTCCAATACTAGAAGATGAAGCAACAACGCCTTTGCGCTTTGGTTCTGAACTTCCTAAATCTGATAATTACTTTTAATAATGGCAGAAAATAAACAAGCATTAACGAAACGTCCTAACAAGGTACTGGACACAATTATAAGAACATCAACAGCACGAGCTCGTCGCCAAATTGGAGATTGGACAACTGCATTGCGTTCGGCTGAAAATGTTGAGAATCCTAACCGTTCAAGGTTATACGGAATTTACAACGACATCATGATTGATGCGCACTTATCTGCAGAGATCAACAAACGAATGAACTCCTTATTGGAGAGTAGTTTTGATTTGATGGATGAAAATGGCGTGCCAAATCCCGAAGCTACAGCAATGCTGAACAAAGGATGGTTTACGAAATTACTGCAGTATGCTTGGGAATCTCGCATGTGGGGCTATTCATTGGTAGAAATAACAGATTTAACTGCTGAAGGTAGAATTGGAGATGTGAATTTGGTTAACCGTTGGCACGTGATTCCTGAGAAAGGAATTGTCATTAAGAAGATTGGTGACGAGAGTGGAGAGGATTATAAAGAGAATCCAAAATACACGCCTTGGCTTTTTGAGATTGGTGACGACTATGATCTAGGGTTGCTTAATAAAACTGTGCCGCATGTTCTTTACAAAAGATTTGCTCAAGCTTCATTTAGTGAATTTACGGAGATATTCGGAGTGCCGCCAAGATACGTTAAGACACCCAGTAGAGATGCTGAACATTTGAATAAGTTAGAAATCATGTTGAGAGACATGGGTACTTCTACTTATGGAGTATTTGGAACGGATGAAGTGTTCGATACTATGGAAGTACCAAATTCTGATGGATCACTGTATAAGAATTTGATTAACATCGCAGCCAACGAGATTTCAAAACTATTGAACGGCTCTGTAATTGGAGAGCAATCTGAAGGAGGTTCAAAAGCCAAAGAGCAAGTAGGAATGGATTTGTCGCAGCAGATTTGGAATGGTGACAAAACATGGATGGAGCGCATCATTAATGAGGAGTGGTTGCCTAAGATGATTGAAATGGGATATCAATTTGTAAATCTTCATTTCGAATTTAACCGAGAAAAGAACCTGCAGGCAGAGTGGAAGATTGTAAGTGGAATTCTTACGCACTTCACCGTTGATCCTGAATACATTCAAGACACATTTGGTGTTCCTGTTTTGGAGCAGAAAATGGATGCAGTTACACCTGCAGAAAATAGCGGTGCTAAAGCTTTAGGTTCGGGGTCTTTTTTCGACTAAGCCCCGAAGCTGCGTTCGGGGCATCGTTGAGAGAGGTATATGATCATGCGGTGATGAGTAGCAACAGACGTTTGTTTACCAAGTCGAAATCTGAGGAAGTGGCCAAGGATTACTTCGATGGAAAGACAGACAAAGTTGTTGAGGAGATTTGGAAGGAAACGGATAAACAACTCCGTAAAGGTGTGACTGCTGGATATGGAACTACTGGATATGACGTGCAAGATTTTGACACGGTGAAGCAGTTGAATGAGAATGTTGGTGTGTTTTCTGCGTTCAAATCTTATAGAATGAACAACGAGATGAAAACTAATCTTACCGATGATAAAGGGAATAAGCGTTCTTTCGATGAGTTTCTGAAGGAGTATAATAAAGTAGATTCAAAGTACAACATCAACTATTTGAGAGCGGAGTATAACATCGCACAAAAGCAATCTGCAGCTGCAAATCAATGGCAAGATTTCAAACGTGACAGTAATCTCTATCCCAACTTAAAGTATATGCCAAGTCGTTCGGCAGAACCTAGAGAAAGCCATAAGCAATATTACGGAGTGATCAAACCAATTGATGATGCGTTTTGGGACACAGCAACTCCGCCACTTGATTGGGGATGTAGTTGTTGGGTTACAAATACTGATGAAGGAGCAGATGATAGAGCAGTTGAAGCTCCTCTTCCAATTGATGG